ACTTTTATATAGAAATCAGGAAAATAGCGTCTCACTTTACCATCAGGTGCTCTGTATGGTATGATAACCTCTTCTGACCCCCACTCTAATATTGAGGGGTTATTATCACAGAACACCATGAATTTCCTTTCCCAAAGTGACCTGTAGATAACTCTAGTTGGGTTGCCACGATACTTTTTGGGATTAATAGGTTTATAAATCCCAGAATATGCCATAAATACAATTGTACCAACATAGGTATTTAGCGTGTCAAATATAGATAGTTTTTTAGGATTGATGGGTGCTAACGGCGGAATGTCGTTATCAAATAGTTTTATTGTTAAAATACAAAATCCAAATATCGCAACTTTCGATGCAGAAAGTGATGAGTATATTATCAATCCATCAGGTAATGGTAATATATTTGAATTTTTGTGTGATGAAGCACAATTACCAAACACACAAGCAGCAACTGGAACATTAAAAGGTAGGTACATGGGTGAAGGTCAAGTAAACTACCCACATACCAGAATATTTACTGAGTTTCAGTTAGGGTTTCAATGTGATGCTAATATGACACCACTTAAGTTTTTAAATCAATGGTATGGTTCTATATTCAAAGAGTATGATGAACAGGGAATGGAATATAGTCAGATGAATGATGCTCAAGGAATTACTCCAGAGGATGGTGTAATTTCAGCAGAGTATAAAGTAAAAAATAGGACTGTGGCATTATCTTACCCCGATGATTATTGTAGAAACATGTACATCACAAAGACTGAGCGAGGTCCTTCGAGAGCTGGTGGAGTAAGATCCTCCATAACATATTGTATGGAAAGAGCATGGCCATTTGCAATTGATGCAGTTCCCTTACAATTTGGATCTGGACAGTTAACAAAGGTAACAGCACAGTTCTACTACACAAAACATAAAGTTATCTCACATAATATTAATGGATATCCAGAAGAGTTGGATTTTGATGACCCTGCTGCTGGAAACTTTGGTACAATTCCTGACGTTCGTGGGAATTAGCAAAATTGACTTTTCAATTCCATAAAAGCGGGAAAAAAATTCCCGCTATTTTTTGTCTGAAAAAGTCGCTAAATATAAATATGACCTTGGAGTAAATATTATGGCATTGCCAACCATGGATCTTCCAACTTATGAGTTAGAAGTTCCGTCAACTAAGAAAAACATAAAATTCCGTCCATTTCTAGTAAAAGAGGAAAAAGTTCTTTTACTTGCATTAGAAAGTAATGATGAGAGAAATATTAGGGATGCTGTGCATAATCTATTGAAAAATTGCATTTCATCGAGAATAAAACTTGAAAATCTAGCAACTTTTGATTTAGAGTATATTTTCCTTAATATTCGTGCTGTATCAGTTGGAGAAGAAGTTCAAATTAATGTTACCTGTCAAGATGATGAGAAAACACAAGTTAGGTACAATCTTAACTTAACTAATGTAAAGGTTAGTTTTCCAGAAGGACACAGTAATAAAATTATGTTAACTGATGATACTGGTGTTATAATGAAGTATCCATCATTCAATAGATTTGTAGATGCTCAATTTACAAATAAAACAGTCGATGAGAATACTGTCGTAGATATCATTGCAGAAAGTATTGATCAAATTTTCCAAAAAGATGAAGTATTTGATGAAACTACCACTACTCCAAAAGAATTTGTGCAATTTGTGGAGAGTTTGACTAACGCACAGATGGAAAAAATACAAAGATTCTTTGAAACATCACCAAAACTTGAACATAAATTCAAAGTAGTAAATCCAAATACCAATGTAGAGTCTGAATACACAATATCAGGATTACAGAGTTTTTTCGGATAGCCCTCTTTCACAATACGCTAGAGGGATATTATAAAACTAACTTTGCTTTAATGCAGCATCATAAATATAGTTTAAGTGATATTGAACATATGATGCCTTTTGAAAGACAAGTCTATGTCACACTATTGACTCAATACTTGGAACAAGTTAAACAAGAACAACAGAAAAAACAGTAATGGCCGCATCAACCGTAGCATATAGTGATACTAGAGGTAATAAAGATTACACAAGTATCATAGCATCGCAAATTGGAAGACGCTTAAAAGAAGCTTCCGATATGGCGTCAGAGGAGCGTGCTTTTGCAGCAAAAAAAGCAGAAGAGGGCGGAACATCACTAGAAGAAGCAGGGATAGGCAAAGGATATTTTTTTGGAAGAGCCCTTGGTTCAAGATTTGGCGGAGATAGAATCGCTAGAACTAGGGGCAGAATGGGTGCATCAGGACCAGGCACCAATCCCGCTACTAATTACAAACAAAGATTTCGTGGTGGATTTGATTATAATGTAACAAATCAAGTATCAAATATGACTGATACTGCACCCATATCTAATGCAGTTGTTCAAGGACTTAGTGGTGTAGAATATGGATTAACTAGAGTTTCCAGTGCAATACAAAGACAAGGACAAGAATTAGGGAAACTATCTAAGGCAACTGCTGACATGGCAAAAGCAACCATGTTTAATGGTTACCTCTTTGCAATGTTTAATGAGCAGCAAAGGAGAAAAGCGGGAAGAAGTTCTTTAGCAAGAGAAGAAGCCTCTATTGAGCGTGGAGGTGCTGGTGGTGGTGCTGGTGGTGGTCGTGGAATGATTAATGTTACTCCACCAGGCGGAGGTGGTTCTGGATTTAGTGGTGGCAGAAATAATGCATTACAAAGGTTAGATACCCTTCAAACTTTTACAAAGGGTGCTACAAACGTAAAAGGAATGAAGCAAGTAGGAAATGTGGTAAAATCGGCACGTTCTGCTGTTAATATTTCTAAAATTGCTGATAATGCTTCAAGTTTGATGAAAGTACCAGGAACTGTATTGAGAACTGGATTTCGTAATTTTGCGGGTTTTACTCCATTAAAATCCCTTAAAGCACTTAGAGATAGCATTTCTGCTCAGTCTGCAATGGGATGGTTGGGATTTAAAAATTCTCCTAAAGATCAATTGGCAAATTTCTTTAAGAATAGTCCAAATGATCCATTGGCTTTTAAAGGAAATATAGTGGATGATGTCATCACACAAGGATTTAAGGACTACAAATTTGATGAAATAATTAAAAATGCTGGTATGGATCCAAAAGCTTTTAAAGAAGCTTTTAGTCAAGTAGAATTTGAAAATATCGCAACTCCTAATTATAGACCTGACACAATAATAGATACACAAAGATTTTCAAAAAATCCAAACATTATAGAAGATATTTTAAGTAAACCTTTTCGTAAAATTACCAAAGCTTTCTCGCCTACAACAGCTGAAGTTCTTGCTCCACATAGAATTGCTGCAATGGATAATGCTGGTTATAAGACAGCAGAAATTGTAGGAGATCAACTTGTAAAGAAAGGACTTAAACAAGGACTTACGAAAGGTAGTAAATTAACTAGAATGATGATCAAGCAGTTTGGTAAAGCTGGAACTAGATCTATTCTCAAACAAATTCCAATTGTTGCTGGTGCTGCTGGTATTATTTTTGGTATTCAACGTGCATTAGAAGGAGACTTCTTAGGTGCTGCTCTTGAAATTACTTCTGGTTTACTTGGAGCTACTGGTACTACTCCTGGTCTTGGATTAATGATTGATGGTTATTTACTTGGTAGAGATTTAGGTATGATGCCAGGAATGAGAAGAGGTGGAAAATTGGGTAATTTCCCTGCTAATTCATTTCTTTCTGTAAACGGTATGCCTGTTGCAAAAATGAATGAAGCTGGTGGCGGGGGTTCAAGTGAACAGATAGAAGTTAAACCAAATGATCCAAAACAATATCTTAAGGAGGGGAAAGGTATTGTTCAAGCAATGTATGATGAAAAACAGAAGTTTTCAGTAGCAATGGGTTTAGGAGTAGAAAAAGGTTTTCTTAGTGCCACTAGTGATGGTGGATTCTTAGGTGCAATTGCAGAAGGTTTATCTGATTTACTTCCTTGGAATTGGAGAAGAAATAACAATAATAATGACAATAAAGAAGAACTAGAGAAAAAAGGAATAACAGGAGATAAAAATATGTTTGGACTTGGATATAGAGATGGTAGGGTAGGATATGAAAATCAAGGATGGGATTTCTTAAATATGATTCCAGATAATTGGTTAAATAGGAAAAAGGACTTTAAATCAGAAAGTGGAGCAGCATGGAAAAAGAGAAGAAATGATGATAGTGTCAATTTAACTCCAGAGCAAGTCTATGATGATTCTCATTTATTAGACAATGGACAACCCAATGCCATGGGTACACAGATAGGTGATTTTGTTGGTGAAGGGTTAGTTGATTTAGGACCTGTTCCCATAATTATTAATCAAAATATCTATAATCAAGGTTCTGGAGAGTCTTCGTCCATGTCAGAAGAATTTTATGGATCATCTAGTGGAAATAGTCATGCTGCTGATTTTTTCCGAGCATATGAAATTGGTTCTAAAGTATAATGGCATTCCAAAACGCTGTTGATATAGAAGTCGTAGATATTAAAATACGAAAACCTGATGGATCTAAAGAAGAATCCATTGCAGAGTTGTGTGTAAACTTTGAAGTAATAGAAAGTTTAGTTTCCCCAATGATTGTTGGGACTATGACTATAAGTGACTCTACAAATTTTTATAATGCGTATCCAATAACAGGAGGAGAAATAATAAAGGTAGAAATTAAAACGAGTTTTAAGGAAGAGAATCGTATTCATGAGTTGTCAATAAGTGGTATTTCTACCAGAGTTGCACAAGAGAAGAAACAAGCCTACGTACTAAAATTAGTTTCTGAAGAAGGTTTAGTTAATGAAACTGTACGAGTTAAAAAACCTCTAAAAGGAAATCCAAAAGATATTACTATGAAATTAATGAAAGAGGTCATAGGAACTACTAAAGATGTTTGGACTGAACCGTCATTGTTTGATATATACATGCTTCCTAATAGAATGAGACCTTTTGATCTCATAGCAAAATATTTAAACAAATGTGTACCTAAAAAGAAGAGTCCTACAACTAAAGCTACAGTAACGTCAGAAAAAAATAAAACATCACAAACAATTAATGGTAGTGCTGGATTCTTTTTCTGGGAAACTTATAGAGGATATAATTTTTTCTCCGTAGATTCACTATGTGATACAACAGGTGAAAGTATATTTGAAAATGAATTTTTAAAAACTGAACCACATGGTCCTTATGTTCAAACTAATGCAAATGTTGATGGTAATGACAAAAGAAATATAATTCGAGATTGGACATTTATATCAGAAATTGATATATTGTCTGCATTTAGATTAGGAAAATATTGCTCAAAAGTAGTATTTTTTAATTTAAGCACAGGAAGTTACGAAGAACTTGAGATAGATTATCAAGAAAATTTTGATAATATGGTTCATCTAGGCACTCAAGATAAAGTTAATGTAGTTCCCAACTATCTACTAGGTAAAGAAGATAACTTAACATCAAAAGCTACAAGAATTAAATCTCATATATTGGATCATGAAACGTTTTTTAATGAACCACAACCAGCAGACTATGAGGAAACAGATAACAAAAATGCAAATATATATTCAGATTTTGCCAAACAATTTTCATTGCAATCAGTTATAAGATATGATTCTCTTAGAACTCAACAAGCAATATGTACAATTCCTGGTAATCCATGGATGACTGCAGGAGATACATTTATAGTAGAGTTAGCAAACAAAGCACCAGATGTAGAGAAAAGACAACAATTAGTTGACCAAGAGAGTAGTGGGGTGTATCTTATTAAAGAAGTTACACACAGTTATGCATTTTCTGAGGGGACAAATGGAACTATGATAACTACTGTAAGACTAATGAGAGATACTTACGGAAGTGGTGATCCATCACCTCGTGACGAATAAATAACAGTGTACATATTGTACGGAGGCAAAAACTATGAAAACAATTGAAGAGCACATTCAACACGACAAGGAAATTCTTGCCGATCCAAATACATCAGAAAGCATGAAAAGGCACACAATTGAAGAGTTGCATGACCTTGAAGTATATGCAGAGCATCATAGAGAAGAAATCGAAGCAGGAGATCATCACGATCCAAATTGTATTGAATTATTCTGCGAGATGCATCCTGACGAACCAGAATGTTTAGTATATGACGACTAATGTCAATAAACGATGAGGGATTATCACGGTTAATTCCAACAAGTAAAATAGGCAACGATGGATTTCCTTGGTGGATAGGTCAAGTAGAAGGTGTTGCTAATCTTGAAGAGAATAACAAAGGTGGTTACAGATACAAGGTAGCAATTGTAGGAGAACACCCTAAATCTAGGGAGTTAATTTCTACTGCCGAATTGCCATGGGCAAACGTGATGATGCCTGTCAATCAACCATTCGCACCTGGTAATATAGTTGGGTCTGCTGCTCAACTAACACCAGGTTGTTGGGTGGTTGGTTTTTACATTGATAATGATAAACAAAAACCCATCATCATGGGTTCTATTGGTCAAACGCCAGGTTCTACAACCTTAACTGAAACAATAAGACAAGAAGATCCTGAGTCAAGATTTGCAACTGGTGATCGTACTTCTCCATTTGAAGTAGATCCTCTAACAGACGGAAATCCTGGTGCAAGTAGTACCTCTAAACAAAATGGAGGTCCTAGTGATGGAACTAGACGTGGTGACGGAGAGTTTAGAGTAGACTCTGGTGTATTAGTAGACAGTATTGACAGAGAGGAGTGGTGTCAATTAACCGCTGAAAAATGCGATGAAGTTGATACTAAAACTCAAATGAAAAATATTCTTGCTCAATTCCTTGCAGATATTCAATCAAGCAATGGAAATATTGGAGATTATTACGTTAGTAAGTATACAGGAGGAATTTACAGATCAGCAGGAACAGCAAGACAATATGTAAATAAGGCAGTATCGGTAATACAAGAGTTACTAGCAAGAATAAAAGGATATATTGTTAGTTTATTACAAAAAGCAGTTGATAAGTTAGTAAAAGCAGTTCTAAGACCTAATGAAGATGGTAATGCTTTAACACCAGTAACAGAATTTTTCAATAAAAGATTGAAAGATCTCGGATGTAAGATGGAGGATATTGGACTTAGGTTAGCAGAGTGGTTGACAAATGTTTTGATGAGTTATGTCAATCAAATATATCGTGCTGCTATCTGTCAAGTAGATGAGTTAGTAAATGGTATCATCTCCAAAATATACCAGTTAATGAATGAATTATTAGAAAGTATCCTAGGTCCTCTTCAAGATCTTCTAGGTGCTATTGCTGCTCCACTTAACTTGATTGGAAATGCAATTAATTATATTCTTAGATTGTTGGGAATCACTTGTACAGGTCCTGACAAAACATGTGCACAATATAAGAAAGTATGTACTGACGGAAGTAAGGAAGATGGTGAAGATGATGAAAATTTCTTAGATAAACTCTTATCTAAGATAGATAATCTATTTGGTGATACTCCTGGTGATTACACACAGTATGTTTGTGAAGAAGCATATGATGGTGCACCATTAGAAATAACTGGTATCGGATTTACTGGTGGAGTTCCTTTACCTGGCACGGATACAACCAGAGAACCTAAAATTGTTTACAGTATAAATGATGTAACAGTTACAGAAGGAGAACCAGCGGTATTTACTATAACTAGAAGTGGTGTTACTAACATAGCATCATCAGTTTCATTCAAAACATTGACTAAAGGAACTGCTACTTCTGGAACAGATTATCTTGCAGTAGATGATATTGTAGGTTTTTCTGTTGGAGAATCAGAAAAAACAATACAGGTTCAAACATTAGTCGATGCTATTACTGATGGAAATGAAGTTTTTTATGCTAAATTAACTAATAATTCTCCAGAAGATGGTAAAACTAAGATAAAATTTACTAAAAATATTGGACAATGTACAATAATCGAAAAAGATATAAAAAATCCATATGATCCATATAATCCTATTGATGTAAATCCATTTGAAGATATTGAAGATAATACAGACGAGAATTTCCCTACAGTAGATGATCCTGTAAATACAAATCCAACCTTCAATGTCGTTCCAAATAGATCAACTTGCCCAGAAGATGAATTTATAATTTATACAATTACAACAACTAATCTTCCTAATGGAGCAATATTATATTACAATCTCACTGGTGAAGGAATCACACCATCTGATATTGTAGGTAATAAGTTAAATGGTGAATTTGTAATTCAAGATAACGAAGCAAAAGTTACTGTCGGTATTCGTGAAGATACTACGGTAGAGGATGAGGAGAGATTGACGTTCAGTATTACTGGAACTAATGCATTTGCCCATGTTCTTATTACAACTGATGATGATTTAAGTGACTTTGATAGTGGTATAGGTGATGATCCATCAACTGTATACCAAGAATTTAGACTCCCTGTTGTGGATCCAAATAATGTCATAACTGATGATAGTGGTGGTATAATTGAGATACCTATAGATAATCCTGGCGATGCATGGGCAGAACCTCCAAACGTTTTTGTTACTGGAGCTGGTATTGGTGCAACTGCATCAGCATTATTAGATGGTGATGGATTCTTAACAGAAATTAGAATACAATCATCTGGTTTTGGTTATAAAAAGAATCTTGCTTCTGATAATGATGTTAGATGTATTATTGATACATTTACTATTCTTAGTCCTGGTCTTGGATATGAATCTGCTCCAGACATGTATATCAATGGAGAGTTAGGAGTTGCCGAAGCAATCGTACAGAATGGATTTGTTATAGGTGCACGTGTGTTAAATAGAACACTTACGTTTGATGAGTTTCCTCGTATTGAACTT